GCAATTCCTTTAGCGTTTATATGGATCCTACAATACAAGACCCATGCGGCAGCGATGCCGAGTGGTGTTTTGTCACAGAAGACATGACGAAGGCAGAATACGAGCGTCAGTTCCCTGATGCCGCGCCAATATCGTCCATGATGCAGCAAGGTGTGGGCGACTCCTCACTAAGTCAGTGGTTGACTGAGAACACAGTGCGTATTGCTGAGTATTTTTACTACGAGCATACGCCAACTAAGCTAAATCTCTACCAGGGCAACATGAGCGCCGTAGAAGGCAGCCGTGAAGACAAAGAATTGAAGGCTTTAGGCTTAAAACCGCTTAAATCACGCATGGCAGACGTTAAAAAAGTCAAATGGCTTAAAACTAACGGCTTTGAAGTGCTAGAAGAACAAGATTGGGCAGGTAAATTTATACCTGTTATTCGTGTTGTAGGTAACGAATACGAGGTTGATGGCCGTTTATACGTGTCAGGCTTGATTCGTAACGCTAAAGACGCACAACGTATGTACAACTATTGGGTTTCACAAGAAGCCGAGATGTTGGCACTGGCACCAAAAGCGCCATTCATAGGTTACGGCGGTCAATTTGAGGGTTACGAGAACCAATGGAAGACAGCCAACACGACCAACTGGCCGTATTTAGAGGTTAATCCGGATGTAACAGACGGTGCTGGCGCGGTATTGCCATTACCGCAACGCGCTCAACCGCCTATGGCGTCTAGCGGCCTATTACAGGCTAAAGCCGGTGCATCTGACGATATTAAGTCCTCAACTGGTCAATACGACTCCAGTTTAGGCGCTACAAGTAACGAACGCTCAGGCCGCGCCATCTTAGCGCGTGAAAAACAAGGCGACACGGGTACTTACCACTACGTTGACAACTTAGCCCGTGCTATACGCCACTGTGGACGTCAGTTAGTGGACATGATACCTAAAATTTACGATACAGAGCGTATTGCACGTATTATTGGTATAGATGGCGAAGTAAAACGGGCTAAAATTAACCCGTCACAAGCCGAGCCAGTGAAGAAAATTGTTGATGAAGCGGGCATTGTGATTGAAAAAATTTACAATCCTAGCGTTGGTAAGTACGATGTATGCGTATCAACTGGCCCAAGCTACATGACTAAACGTCAAGAGTCACTAGACGCAATGAGCCAACTATTGCAAGGCAACCCACAATTGTGGCAAGTGGCTGGCGATTTATTCGTTAAAAACATGGATTGGCCTGGCGCACAAGAGATGGCTAAACGCTTTGCTAAGACTATCGATCCTAAACTATTAAGCGATGCCGACGAAGACCCAGCATTGCAGGCTGCACAGCAACAACTTGAAGCAATGGGCCAAGAGCTAGACCAATTGCACGGTATGTTGCAAAACGTCAGCAAGTCTATGGAAGCGCAAGACATGGCAATCAAACAACAAGAGGCTAACATTAAAGTATACGACGCCGAAACTAAACGTATTAGCGCAGTGCAGGCAGGCATGACGCCGGAGCAAATACAAGACATAGTAATGGGCACCGTAAGTGGTATGCTTGATAGCGGAGACCTTGTAGGCGCAATACCTAACAGAGAAATGCCTGACGAAATGATGGAACAGCCTGAAGGTATGATGCCTGAAGAACAAATGCAACCTGAACAACCAATGATGCCACCCGAAGGACAATTACAATGAAAGCCTGTGACTTTGTAGGATTACTATTCTTAGCTAGAGACGTGACGCACTCTGTCCATCTAAACACTAGAAGCTACTCTAAACATAAGGCTTTGCAAAAGTTTTATGAGAGTATAATTGACTTAGCAGACAACTTTGCTGAAGCCTACCAAGGCCGTCACGGTCTGATGGGGCCTATATCGCTTCAGTCTGCTAAAAAGACTACTAACATCATTGACTTTTTACAAAATCAAGTAGAAGAAATTGAAGCTGATCGATATAAAATATGCGACGAAACAGATTCTCCAATACAGAATCTGATTGACGAAGTAATAGCTTTATACCTATCTACGCTATATAAATTACGCTTTTTAGCATAAGGATTAATCATGGCAGTTACACTATCACTTTTTGCTGGCGCAGGCGCACAATTCTTAGACAATAATGGCGTAATGTTGTCCGGTGGTTTGGTCTACACGTACGCTGCGGGTACAACAACACCTTTAGCGGCGTATACAAGTAATACAGGCGATACTGCATTAGCTAACCCTATTGTGCTTGATGCGTCAGGCAGAGTACCTACAGGTCAAATTTGGTTAAATTATGGTCAAGGCTATAAGTTTACAGTTAGAACTTCAACTGGCGTACTTATTGGCACTTACGACAACATTCCTTCAGCAGCGTTGCCTCCGTTAGTTAATGATGCAGCATCTATTGCGTATGAACAAGGCGCATCAGTAACAGCCGGTAATTTTATTATTGGTCAAACCTATTTAATTACTTCTATTGGCTCAACAAACTTCCAGTCAATTGGCGCGGTAAGTAATACAGTGGGTATTTATTTTACCGCTACTGGCGTAGGCTCAGGATCAGGCACCGCAGAAGTATCACGCACGGTAGAAGCTAAATTGCAAGAAACCGTATCGGTTAAAGACTTTGGTGCTGTAGGAAATGACACTACTGATGACACCGCTGCAATTCAAGCAGCAATTAATTATGCTCAAACATACGGCGCTTCAGTATACATTCCTGCGGCGACATATTTAATATCAGATTCATTGGTAATTAGCGATAGAGTTAGACTTTATGGCGATGGATGGTCATCAAAAATATCCGTAGCATCATCCGTAAGCGCATCAACGGATATTATTAAAATTGTACCAACAAATGCAACAACAGATATTGTGCTAGAAAACTTTAGTGTTCAACCTAAATCAGGTACACCAGGACGACACGCTATATCAGTAGATATTACCTCTAAGCCAGTATATAACTGCGCTTTTATGGGGCTTTTATTAGGCTCATTTGGGGGGTATGGTTTTGCAGTATTGCCCAATGCTACTCCTTTAGTTGATGGGTTTTTTACTTCAGAAATTTCAAGGTGTTTCATATATAACGGTATTTATTTGGACAAAGCTGGCGATAGTATTCGTATTCAAAACAATACTATTACTGGGGCTAATATAGGTGTGTATGTTGATTTAGTTTATGGCACTAATGGCGGCGCACATGCGTTATTAGTAGATGGCAATAACATTACGTGTAATGGCGGCACTTTATTAGTTCTTAATGGAACTGCTGGCGTATTCTCTAATAATAATTGCGAAATGCCAACTCCTTCAGGCGTTACCAATGCAGCAATGGTTGATATTGCGGGAACTGCGGGGACTATAGTTGACAGTTTTGTTATTCAAAATAATTTTATTGGATCTGCTATATCAGGGTATAACCCCATTAGATTAGGATACACAAGAAAATGTTTGGTTATAGGAAACAATGTAACAAGACCTTTAGGAAGCTCATCGTATGTTGTTACTGCTAACTCAACCAGCGCTAGATTCTTTCAAAATTGCGATACAAGTGATGAAGCCTACACAACTGCATTAATTACAGATAATGGCGTTAACACTTCATTTATTAGAGAGTTTGCATCGTATTTAGAAAACACATCTAATATACGATTTACAAAAGGCACTAAAAGTATTTTTTGGCCTGATTCTGCTGGGACTGCAATTAAAGGCATAGGTTTATCTGCATTAGATAACTTTTTTTATGTAGGGTGTCAAACACCGACTGCAACCAATGGCGGATTGATATTTAGCGCTAACGGAGTTGAAGTAGGCAGATTTAATCCTAATGGTGGCTTTAGGACAAATACATATACAGTAGCTACGTTACCTACAGGCGTATTAACGGGTACTAGGGCTTTTGTATCGGATGCCACAGCAACTACGTATGCCTCTGTTGTTGTAGGAGGAGGGGCTAATAATGTTCCTGTATATAATGTTGCCGGTGTTTGGCGAATAGGATAAGGAAATATAAATGGCTAATAGATTTTGGGTAGGTGGGTCAGGTACGTGGGATGGTGCATCTACGGCAAATTGGTCTGCAACATCAGGCGGCGCTAGTGGGGCTAGTGCGCCTGTAGCCGCAGATAGTATATTTTTTGATGCTAACTCAGGAACAGGAACTTGCACTACCGCAGCAGGTGCTACAGGAACTGCGTGTACATTAAACTCTACTACCTTGGGGTTAACATTAGGCGCTAATCTTACCCTTAGTGGAACAGTGACCTTTACACAAGGCACAATAAATATAAACGATAAAACTTTTACCTGTAGATCTTTTTTTTCTAATAATGCTAATACTCGGTCTATTGCTTTTGGTACAGGTAACCTTACTGTTACAGGAAATGGCGGTCTTATAGTAGATATGGCCACAGGAACTAACTTTTCTGCAACAGGTACGCCAGTAATGAATTTTACTTACTCAGGTAGTACGGGTACAAGAACAATAGTTTTTGGCGCATCAATAACAGAAGCCAATACAATTAGCGTAAACATATCTGCTGGTTCAGACATAATATCGCTATATTTTAGGGTTAAAAATTTAAACTACACTGGGTTTACAGGAACGGTAACTAGCGCAGCAGCGTTAAGTATATTTGGAGATTTAACGCTTAGTTCAGGCATGACTATTACCCCCTCTGCACTAGCCTATACTTTTGCTAACACTATTAGCGCAACTCAAAAAATAACTACTAATACTAAAACGATTACAAATCCGGTTAACTTTGGTTTAATTGGTACAGTTCAATTACAAGATAATTTAACTGTAAGTTCTACGGTAACAACTACATTAACTGCTGGTACTTTAGATCTTAAAAATAATACTTTATCTACAGGGCTTTTTTCATCATCTGGGACAAACCCAAGGCCAATTCTTTTTGGTACAGGCAACATAACGACTACCGGTTCAGGCACAGTTTGGAATACTGCAACCCCTACAAATCTTAGCTACACAGGAACGCCTACAGTCAATATATCTAACAACTCTGCTACAGCAACGACTGTTAGTACAGGAGCTATGACTGCAGCACAAGCGTTAAACTTTAACTATACAACTGGTACATACACGCTAACAGATACTGCTGCTGTTTATAAAACTGTCAACTTTACTGGGTTTGCAGGGACTATCCCAAATTCTGTTAGAACAATACATGGCGGTGCAACTTTTAGCGCAGGTATGACTTTAACTGCTGGCGCAAACGCAACTACATTTACTGCTACTAGCGGTACAAATAACATAACTACCTCAGCAAAAACATTGGACTTTCCAATTACTTTTAATGGCATTGGTGGCACATGGGCGTTCCAAGATGCGTTAACGCAAGGTTCTACAAGGGCCTTTACTATTACTAATGGTACAGTGCAATTAAAATCTAGCGCAACATCGACCACAGGCGTGTTTGCTACATCAGGCACAAACCAAAAGTTTTTACAATCAACTACGCCAGGCACTCAAGCTACTTTAACGCAAGCGTCAGGCACAGTAGATGCGTCATACTTAACAATAAAAGACATTAATGCTACAGGCGGCGCTACATGGTTAGCGTATACTAATCAAAGTAATACAGATGCAGGCAACGTAGACGGATGGGACTTTGGTATATCTCCAGTTGTGGGTGGTGCGGAATATACGTATACTTTGAGATCATTCACCCAACCAAGGAGATTTTAAATGACAATGAATATTAAAGCTGTAACCACTTGTTTTGGTTATCAGCAAATTACTAGCCTTAGCGCCTCAGCAGGGTTAACAATCCCTACTGTAACACCTGAAGGTCTTAATGGTAAACCAGTGTTTGCTTTAATTGTTGCCGAAGGCGCACCTGTACGTTGGCGCGACGATAATACCGCGCCTACAGCTTCTGTTGGCATGCCCCTTGCAATTGGTGTACCATTGCAATATGACGGTGATTTAAGAAAAATTAAATTTATTGAGCAATCAGCTAGTGCAAAATTAAACATTAGCTATTATTATTAAGCATTACAACTGTACTGGTACAGCTTACCTGGGTTTCTAAGGAAACAAAATGAGTGATAATCAAGAAGTAGAAGTATTAGCGGAAGTACCCGCGCCAGCCGAAGAAGTTACGACAGCTTCTGAAACTGTAGCAAATGAAGTAGAAGTGTCGGAAGAAAAGCCAGCAGAAGCAAGCAAGACATTCTCGCAAGAGGAACTTGATGCTGCGATTGGCAAACGCTTGGCAAGAGAACAGCGTAAATGGGAAAGAGAACGTGCTGCACAGGCTTCAACACCTGCGACGCCTAGAGACCTCCCCGCGCCTGAGCAATTTGAAACAGTAGAAGCATACGCCGACGCATTGGCAATGCAAAAAGCTGAACAACTGCTTGAGCAACGAGAGCAACAAAGGCAACAGCGTGATATCTTAGAGACCTACCACGACAGAGAAGAAGAAGCCCGTGCTAAGTATGATGACTTCGAGCAAGTTGCATACAATCCCAGTGTTCCTATTACTGACGTGATGGCCCAATCCATTCAAGCATCTGATGTTGGCCCCGAACTGGCTTATTACCTAGGGACTAATATTAAAGAAGCTGACCGGATTGCTCGATTAGCGCCAATCTTACAAGCTAAAGAAATTGGCCGACTTGAAGCAAAAATTGCTAACGAGCCGGTAATTAAGAAAACAACTAGCGCACCAGCGCCTATTTCGCCTGTCACGGCTAAAGGTAACGGTTCACCAGCGTACGACACGACTGACCCTAGGTCAATGAAAACAATGTCAACGTCTGATTGGATTGCTGCCGAAAGAGCTAGACAAGCTAAGGCATGGGAAGCTAAACACCGCTAACTTTTATATAAGGAAACATCATGTCAAACTCAATCTTAACCATTGATATGATCACTCGTAAAGCCCTAGAAATCCTAGAGAATAACCTTGTGATCACACGTAACGTAAATCGTCAATACGACGATTCTTTTGCCGTTGAAGGCGCTAAAATTGGTTCTACATTGCGTATCCGTTTACCGGATCGTGCTTTAGTAACTGACGGCGCGGCTTTACAAGTGCAAGATGATAACGAGCAATTTACAACATTGACCGTTGCATCACAAAAACACATTGGCGTTAACTTCACTTCAGCCGAATTAACAATGCAATTAGACGATTTTGCAGAACGTGTATTGAAACCACGTATCTCACAATTGGCTTCTAGCGTTGATGCTGACGTTGCTAACTCATACAAATCAATCTACAACACAGTAGGTACACCAGGCACTACACCATCAACTTCATTAGTATTGTTGCAAGCTCAACAAAAACTAAACGAAGGCGCTGCTGTTATGGCTCCACGTTATGCAACAGTTAACCCTGCTGCCAACGCGGGCCTAGTTGAAGGCATGAAAGGTTTGTTCAACCCAAC